ATGACGGACGAGGAGTTGGCGAGATGGATTGCAGATGACCTTATCGAGCCGGGATATTACAAAGGCGACCAATGCTATAGAATTTGGCTCGATTGGCTCAAACAGGAGGTAAACGATGAGAACTGAAATAACCTACTACGCATTCGACGATACCGAGTTCGACAACGAGCAGGAGTGCCTTGCCTACGAGAAGGACAAGCAGGAACTGTTCCGCGCCGTTGAGTTCTACGGCGATGACCTGAAGCTGATGTCAACGGGCGACCCGGGAGTGTGGAACGAAGCCATGTACTTCAGGGTGGTAGATCCCAGCCGGACGGAAGAACTGTTCCGCTATCTCTACTACTACACCGGCATCGACGCCCCTACCGCCAAAGCGTACTGCAAAGGCGACGTGTTCTACTATGACCCCGACTTCGATAAGTGGTTCAATCTGACCGAGGAACTCAAGCGGATAACCGATCTCGTCAAGCATTTCGAGGAGGGCAGCCATGCTGATACCTGACAACCCTGCCATCTCCCGCGCCGAGCGCAACGGCTACGAGCCGTGGCTGATGTGGGGATACGAGACTGAAGCAGAGTACCTCGCTGATGTGGAGGAGGAAGAGGACGATGAAGAAGCCTGAGATCACCACTCCCATTCGCCTGCTCCCCTACGAGCAGCGGCTGAAGCTGTATGAGAAAGAGAAAGACAAGCTGCTCCAAAAGGAGCGGTCCCTGCCCGCAGAAGAGTTCTGGGAAAAGCTGCAGGCATTGTTCAAGAAGTATGATCTGTGAGGTGAATGGCATGTATGAGTCACCGATATGGATGGCCTTCCAATCTGTTATTGAGAAAGCGGCAAAGGAACTTGATGAAACGGTCTTTCGCGCGGTACTTCATGCCGACGTGAAAGTGGATCGAGACGAGCTTCTTCGTGCTTTACAGTACGACCGAGACCAGTTCGACAAGGGATACCACGAGGGCTACATCAAAGGGCAAGCGTCTCAACCGAGCGCGACCTGGGGTGAGTGGCAGCAACTCCCCGACGATTATGACTGGAATGTCTGGCGCTGCTCGGCCTGCAATGAAGAGTTCGTTCTGGAAGCCGGAACGCCGAAAGAGAACGGATATAAGTTCTGTCCTCATTGCGGTGCCACGATGTTCATGGAAGACGAGCAGTATGATTTCGGATTCGAGGAGGACGACGATGCCTGACGAAATTAAGATCACACGACCAACGTGGCGAGAGTCTATTGAAGACGCCAAGAAGAAGATGCAGGAAATATGCGCTGAGCCGAGGCGGCTGACTCTCTGTCGTCATGTTGCGGAGGAATTGATCGGTGAAATCTTCGGCGTGGAGTGCCGGATTGATAATCGCCTTCCCGAGCATACCTTCTACGTAATGCAGGAGGACGACGATGCCTAATCAGAAAGTAATGAAAGTCCATCTTGCTAACCCGAATGAGGTCAATATAGGCGATATCGTCCAGTGCCCGTGCTGCTGCATGAAGTTTGTCGTGATGCCCGGGATGATCCTCAATGTATACTGGGACGCGCAGACGCAGGGGCCTGAGCCGAAGGACTTTAAGGACGCTGACTATGTTGTCTGCCCGGTGTGCGAGAAGCTAACGGATGTGGAGTATTACGTGGCGGCAAATGGCGTGGAGCTGCCGCAGAGAACCGAGGAGGTGAAGCCCGATGGAGCACCACGATCCCGTAAGGGAATATCTGAACAGCGTCCTGGAGTCCAGGATGGAGATAAAGCGAATAAAAAGAAAGCTCGATCTCCTCGAAGCAAGAGCACTTAACGTTACCTCTCAGCTTACTGGTATGCCCAGGGGCGGCAACTCTGATAGGGACGCTGTGCTCGCCTCCTTGGCTGACGCGACAGGAGAGTACTACCGTAGGCTGGCGGAAGCGGAACAGCATGAGCTCGAGGTCCTACAATTTATAGACAGCATACCGGAACAGATGTATCGGGTTATTCTAAAGCTCAGGTACATAGATCGAAAGAGATGGTCAAATGTACTTTCTGCTTTGAGCCGGGAAGGATATGACTTAGAACAAAGACGTTTATTTTACTTACATGGCAAAGCGCTCAACGCAGCCAGAGAAAAATATAAGGAGACACACAATGACGAGACGAGAAATACTTAGACAAGCAGAGCGCTGTGTGGTCGGTGATCGCGAGCAGGACTACGGTTCACCGGAGGGAAACTTCCAACGAATCGCTGGTCTCTGGAATGCCTACTGGGATACCAGCGCGTTTAAAGCAACTGATGTAGCTGCGATGCTGGCTCTTCTTAAGATAGCTCGCATTCGCTCTGGTCATGCAAAGGAAGATAACTGGATAGACCTCGCAGGTTACGCTGCTTGCGGAGGAGAAATCGAGGCTTCCAATGACAACAACTGAGAGGTGTAGAGACTGTATCTATTCCAGGACAAACGGAGGTCCCACCGGAATTTTTCTTTCTTGCGATTATATATTAATTGAAGGACATCGACGTGGCTGCCCAGCCGGCGACGACTGTGATAAGTATATCCAGCAGTACTCGCAAAAAGCACGTAGGACACATCTTCCGGTAGCTGAAGCTGTTATATTCGAGATGTATTATAAAGGAATGACAGACAAGGATATTAGCGCAGCGCTGGGAGTATCTCGGCACGTCATAGCCAATTGGCGAAAGAAGTGGAGTCTTCCGTCCTCTCGGATGACGAGGAAGGATTGCGAGACATGAGGATTGAGATAACTGAATTCCCCAGCAGGAAAGTTAATAAAGGTAAGGTCGTCGAGTACACCTGGGAGCAGTTAGTCGAGAAGCTCAAGCATCCTGTCTTTACGGAAGAGTCGATTGGTGAGTACAAAGCCATGACCAACGAACAGCGTACAGAGATCAAGGACGTAGGCGGCTTTGTAGGTGGCAAGCTCAAGGGCGGTCTGCGTAGGAAAGAAGCGCTGGAATACCGGACGCTGCTGACGATTGACGCAGACAATGCAACCCCGGATACCGTCTCCGACTTCCTGCTCCTGAATGATCAGGTCTTCTTCTGTCACACGACGCACACGTCCACTGAAACTAATCCTCGGCTGCGATGGATCTTCCCGTTGCAGCGACCGGTGACAGCCGAAGAGTACACAGTAATCGCGCGCGAAGTTGCGAAGTGGGTTGGATCAGACACGATCGACGAGACGACTGACCAGCCTGAGCGTCTGATGTTCTGGCCGTCCGTAGCGTTCGACGGAGACTTCCAGTACTGGACAGATGGTCGCGTGGTTCTCGACCCGGATGAGATACTGGACGACGAAGATGAGGCACCGGAAGAGACGAAGCCTGCTCCCCAAAAAGAAAAACCTATTTACGATGGGGATTGGGAGATCCCGGAAGGACAGCGTAATAAGAGATTGTTCTCCTACGCAGCAACTCTTCGTGGAGCCGGCTTAGATGAAGCAGGCATCCGCTTCTCCTTGTCGGACTACAACGAACGATACTGCAAAGTACCGTTGCCTGATTCTGAACTCGATACCATCATCCGTTCTGTCTGTGGTCGATACGAACGAGGCGCCTCAGTCATGCCTACACTTCGTGACGCATGGGATGACTTCAATGACCTGGGCGAATGGAAAGAAGCCGAGCCAAAGAAGATCGAAGAACTCCAAGCAGAGTCTTCAAAGTCACTCTCGCTCCGACACATTGAGCCGCCAAGATATCTTATCGATGGTCTGATCTCCTGCGGTACGACGATCCTCGCCTCTCCGCCAAAGTTCGGTAAGAGCTGGATGTGCCTGGACATGGCGATCTCTGTTGCTACCGGCACTGAGTTCATGGGTATGAAGACAAACAAGGACGGCGTCATCTATCTCGCTCTTGAGGATGGTGACTTCCGTTTGCAGAACCGGCAGAACCAGGTGGCTGATGGGCGCGAATTACCTGAGAACATGTTCCTTGTCAAGGAAGCTCCTATACTTGAGCAAGACCTGCTGCCTAAGATAAAAGGTCTGATTAAAAAGGTCGGCACTTCTGTCGGTATGGTCATCATCGATACGGTCCAAAAGATTCGCGGTGTCGCCGGCAAGACAGAGGGCGTCTACAGCTATGACTACCGTGAGCATGGTCAGCTTCACCAGTTTGCTCTGGACAACAACTTGGCGCTCGTGCTTGTCACTCATATGAATAAGTACGGAGACGACAGCGATCCGGTCTCTCGTGTCAATGGTTCGACCGGTACTACCGGCGCTGCTGACACGATCATCACGCTGAAGAGATCAAAGAGAAGTGATGACGAGACGAGGATGGAGATCACCGGTCGTGACGTCATAGCTCGCAATCTCATTATCCAAATGGACTGGAGCCATTTCCGTTGGATTCTTCTTGGTGAAGAGAAAGACGTGGAGAAGGACCGGGATAAGCTGGAGTTCAAGAGCGATCCAATCGTTAAGACCATCTTGTGGAACCTGAACACGGCTGAGGGATTAACGGAAGAAGACTCCGTTACTTGGGCTTGTACGTCACAGGGGATGATGGACGAGGTCAAGCGATTGTATGGGGAAGAATACGAAAGCGCGACGACTGTTGGGATCCAGGTAAAGCGACTGGTTCCTAAGCTGGAAGAAATGGAAGGAATAACTTACGAGTACAAGCTGATGGGAAAGACCAGGGCACGTACTCACATCTTTACAAGGGAGAGAATATAATGGACGTTCATATTATAGGAATTATTGAAGGGCGCTGTCCTGTTTGCTTACGACCTGTCAGGACTTGTGAGATAGCAGTATGCGACACCGATCGTAGTAGGTTCGACGTAGAATTTCGTGCCGAGTGCACCGACTGTTGTCTGTCTCAGAGAAAGTCCTTGTCGGTTCTGTATATTGCGGAGAAAGGCCATGTGCCGAGTAAGGACGCAATGGTAAAGTTTGGTCGCCAGGGGTTCGACGAGCCAATACTTCAAGACTCTATGAGCCTGTGGGGCGCGAAAGGAGAGGTATTCAGCGATGTTTGAATGCTTTCACTGCCTATCCCGGTCCGTGATCTGGGATTGTGACTACAACTTCGAGGACTTCGGTTACGAGGGAGAGGGTCTCGTTCAGATTTGCCACTGCGCTAACTGCGGTGCTGAGATCGAATACAGGATCCCATTCCCTGCTACCGAGGAAGATGAAGAGGGTACTTGACAAGTATGATACAATAGGGGTATGACCCTCCTGCCAAAGGGCATACCCCTTCTATCTCAGCGGGCAACTGAGTAAAGGAGGAAATAAAAATGGCAGACAAGAAACTCTACACTGTAACGTTAACGCTTCCGGATGGTACGAGAAAGTACTTCCGGGCGAAAACAAAAAAGGAGGCAGAAAGAAAAAGAACCGAAGCAAAGATGAAGATCGGAATGGGTGTCGATATCAACTGCGGTACGACAGTTGAGGAACTCGCCGACATGTGGTACAAACTCTACAAGGAGGGAAAGCTCCACAAGAGATCGGAAGAGACGATCCAATTCATCCTGACTCACTACATCCTGCCAGTACTTGGAAAGATGAAGGTAGTCGATGTGAAGCCGATTCATATCCAGCAGTTGATGTCTTCGATCAGCCACCTGTCGTACTCCACACAGAAGAAAGTCTTGCAGTACATCAAAGCGATCTTTGCTGTAGCTGTCGAGAACGGCATGATCGTGCGTACTCCTGTCGCAGGGTCCATCAAAGCATCCGGCACGAAAGCTCCGGAGAAGAAAGCTCTGACGAAAGCGCAGACAAGTACGCTGCTCCAGGCAATCCAAAAGACCAGAGCGTATCCTCTTGTCATGGTCCTGCTGTACAGTGGTCTGCGTATCGGAGAAGCGCTTGGTCTGATGTGGTCCGATATCGACTTCAAGGCAGGTACTATAACGGTCAACCGTAGCATTGTTTATCCGGAGAGTAATCGGCGCGGAGAAGTTAATAATGAACTGAAGACCTCGAACGCTCATAGGACCATCCCTCTGACGCAAAGCCTGCTGGATGTACTTCGCGCCGAGAAAGCCAAGAGCACATCACTCTGGGTATTCTCTATGCGGAACGGAGAGTTCCTCTCCCATGATTCGTTCGACGCCCTGTGGGATATCATTAGGAACAAGCGGCTGGACTTCCACGTTCATCCTCACCTGCTCCGCCATACCTGCATCACACGCTGGTTCGAGCAGGGGCTTGACATTAAAGAGATCCAGCGCATGGCTGGTCACTCGTCCATCGACGTTACGCTCAACGTGTACACGCACTACAATGAGGAGGAGCGGTTCGAGGAGACGGCAGCCAAGATCCGTGGTCTTGCGTAGGTGCAACGTGGTGCAACGTTTTGATTCAACATGAGTGAATATGAGTGAACATGAATCAACATATGTTGCACCTGATCCAAAAAACAAAAACCCCGAAGCCATTGCAGCGCAACGACTCCGGGGTACACAGACTCCCTGTCCGCATTCTGCCTCGACGGAAGGTCGTTACAAATCGCGAACTGATTGCGGCAGAGCAGGTACAGGCACTATAAAACTTAATAGGTGCAACGTTTTGCAACGCCCGCTGAGATGAGAAAAGAAAAAAGCCCGGGGAAGGGAGTCCTTCCTCGGGCTTAATCTTATTTGTTGAGTTGGTCGCTGATGTGCTTCCAGATAATCTCGAAGCGCTCGAAGTCGGACTTCGCTGCGTTCGCCTCTTCCATCCACTTGCCCTGCCCATGCAGGTCATAGTTCTGGTCGATGTGATACTTGCCAGCAGCCGTAGAGTATTTATAAATGTAATCTATGGCTTTGGCTTTCTGTGCGTCGTTGAGTTTCTGGTAGCGAGGATCAGAGAACAACTCGGTGAGAAGCTGGTACTTTGTAGAACCAACGTCTCTTGCGTAGGACACGTACTCGTCTGCGGTAAGGTCTTTACGTTCACCGTTCACACTGAAGTACTTGGACACCGTGGACGGCAGCACACCACTGTCCTTGGTCGCGTTGTATAGGTTCGTGAGTTCCTCGTCCACGTCTGTGGTATGAACGATGTTGATGTAGGACGGAGACAGGAAGTTCTCCAGGGCGCCGAGCGCCTTGGAGTTGACTGTATCCTCGCGCCCCCACTGGTCGATGTACGGGATCTTCTGCGCTTCCCACACCGGGAACTTGTTCTGTACGGAGCTCTGCACGAAGCGCTGGATCGCGCTGGGAACCGGAGAGTTCTTGTCGATGTAGGTCGAACGTCTTGTGCCGTCGATGCTCCTGGCGACTTGTCCACCCAGTGTCGGGAAAGCCTGGCCGAGGTAGCTGGTGAATGCGGAGCTTGCCACGGTCGCCAGCTTCTGGCTATCGTCTGCGTAGGAAGCAGAAGATAGGACGTTGTTCAGACCATCGAGCATTGACAGTGACATCATCGGCTCGGCGATCATCATCATCGCATCCCAGGCGTCCTTTAGTTCGATGTCGTCGCCCTGCGTGAGAGAGTGGATAGCGGCGCCGGTGAACAGAGGCAGCGCTGTGGGCGCAGCCCAGTCAATGGTAGCGCTCACGTTACCGACCTGGACGCTGTAGTCCTGGTAGCCTTGGAGTTTCTCGAACTCTTCCTCTTTATCATCCTTCTTGTTACGGATGAACCCAAGGCTGGCCAGCAGGTAACCGAGCACAGCCACTGCGGTACCGGAGAGACCGGCTGACAGATGGTCGATGAACTGAGCTACGTCGAGGTTGCCGTTCTTGACACCGTTCGCTGCCTCCAGAATGGAGGACGCGATACCGATCGGCGAGTACTCCACGCCTCTGCGGAGGATGTTGATAGGAGTTTTAGTGAACGGTAGGATACCTTCGAGCAGTACGCCGAGGACCTTGTCGCTTGCCTTACCAGTCTCCATCCGCTTGATGCGGTTGAGCATGGACGCCGCCGCGTTAAAGTCACGGTACGTTGCTTTCTGTGCTTCCTCGACTGCGATGCGTCTGGCGTTGTTCAGTGCTTTCTGTCCTTCGACGGTATTGCTGAGTTGCTCAGCAGTAAAGCCCGTATGGGACAGCGCCTGACCAAGAGCTTTCTGATACGCAGGCGAGAGGAAGAACCAGTCTTCCAACTCAAGCAGGTCGCCGTTGCCACGACTCAGCGTCTCCAGAAAACCAGGAAGGACTTTCCTTGCGTCGAGGATTTCGCGCATCGGGTTGTACTTGCCGGTGCCCTGCAGTTCCTTTTGCATGACCAGAGCGTCCTGCTTAGCAAAATCGCGCAGCTCTCGCGAGACCGTTACCGCTTTACGTCTGTCTTGCTCTTCCATCCATCCTGCCTTCGTAGCGATGAACTCGCCGCCGGCGGACATGAGGTCTTTCGCGAAACGGAGAGGAACGAAGACCGCGTTGCCGATGATGTTGCGGATGTGGGTACGCGCATTACCAAGCATGGCCAGGTAACGCCACGCGTTCCACTTGTCGGCGAGAGTGACCGGGACCTGGGCAGCGATGCTTGCGATGAGCTTGTCCATTGCCTCGTCCTGGGCCTTCTCGTCTGCGGCCATCAGGACGTCGTTAGCGAGGTTTTCGTCGACTGTGACCGCCGGCATCTTACCGGCTTCAATCTTGTCGGCAAACTTATCGTTGAGCTGTTTGACAGACTTCTGCACGTAGTACAGTTCTCCGATAGGACCGGACTGCTTCAGCATACGGAACGCCTGCAGGGACTTACCAGCCTGGCTGGAGAGAAGAGTCAACGAGGACAGGACATCCAGGAACTTCTGCATATCTCCCTGACGAGAGGTCTCAATGAGAAGCTGCTGGCCAAGAGCCAAGTTCTTGGTGATGTCATGTCGTGAGTTATCCATCGCAGTGGCGGCACGATTAAAGGATCGAACTGCCTGCTCGATGCCGTCCTCGTGGATGACTTCCTTCGCCCAGTTTAGATCTCGCTCGTTGGAGTCAGGAGTGTAGGTCGAGGCCACGTCAGTGAAGACGAAGTTCTCAATCTGGTCGTGCGCAGGCGTTGTCTGCTTGGCAGTGATAACGTTCTGCAGGAAGCGATGGAACTTGTTGCCTCTCTCATCTTCCTTTGGCAGGACCATACCGTTCGAGTTCTTCTCGCTCGGCTTCATGGCGCCTTTAGCCTGAATGAGACCCTTACGCCTGGTCTCCAGAGCTTCCTTCCTCTGCTCCGAAATCCTCGGAACGAAGCCCTTGCTCGGGATGACCGGCGGACGGATCTTTGCATTCTCAAGAGCGTCCTCATGCTCGTTCGCTTGCTGTGTCAGCCACTCGGCCAGGTCACCCTGGATGGCGTGTTCGTACAGGTCATGCTGAAGAGTGTCGGCAGGATAGGGGTTGTCATTGGTACTGTTGTCCTGGACGGAGAATAAAGGTTGCCCAGTTTTAAGGACAGACTCTTTCATCTCGGGGGTGACCTTCACAGACCACACGGTTTCACCGCGTTCTGCCTCGATCTTCTGGCGCATCTCATCTTTGGACGGCGTCGGTGCTGCGTCGGTGTTCTGGATGTAGTCAAACAGATCAATGGCGCCCTTGCTGTCATCATAGTTCTTTCCATCCAGCCACTCAAGATCCTGCTCGAAGCCTTTTTCTTTCGTGAACTTTCTGACATCTTCCTCGCTCACTGCGCCAACAATCTTCATTCCGCCAGTGATGAACCAGTGCTGCCGTGCTTCGGCTCCACTGTTGGTCTGGAACGAATACCAGCCGTCCGTCGGGAGATGGTCTCGGATGTCCTTCCTCGGATTGTTGTAGGCTTCCTGGTTGTAGTCCTGGTCAACAGGATACTCAATCAGGAACCAGCGTTCATCCGGGTGACGTTTCTTCTTGGTGGTTCCGTCGACGTCTTTGTACTCGGGGCCGATGTGCGCCATTGAAGGAATGTCAACCGCGTGGAGACCAGGGCGCATAGCGAAGGTTGCCGGGCTCTGGTTCTTGCCGCCGCTGAGACCAACGTTGGCCACAGCCTTCTTGCCAGCTTTGTCGACGGTCACAGTCATCCATCGCTTGCCTTCGTCAGTCGCCTGATTAATCAGTGTCTTACCCGGCAGGCCGGTTATGGTTCCGCTGGGGGAACGCGAAATCTTCTTCCTGGAGTTAACGTCCACGTTGTTGTTCTCGTCAACTAGGTAAGCGTAGCCGGGCTCCAGTTGAATCAGTTCGTTGAGCGCCGGGGCATCAGCGTTGTACCAAACACCAAGCTCATAAGGACGAGCCGCATCGATGAACATTGCGTGGGGTTTACCATCGGCGTCCACTCTCATTAACTTAAAACCCCATTGAGTTTTCTGCGGAGGCGGACCTTGACGGATAGAATACCGCGTAATCGTGCCGCCCTCCGTTGCTTCCTCAACAGGGTCTTTGGCTAATTCAGTTTCTTGAGATTGGATTGAATTGCGGGATACACTTGCCTGTGGCTGAAGAACATCGTTGAAGATGTTGAAGAGTTCGGTCGGATGCTTCACATAGTACCCAGCAATTCCTTCAAATACAACTCCAGCCGGGTCGTTCGCTTTATAGGCTTGCTGGTAAAGATGGTCAAGAAATTCTTCGTCGGTCGAAAAAAGCGCTCGAACTTCCCAGCCTTCCTCTGTTAAATCCTCATCGAGGAATGGAACAGCTTTCTCGGTTAGCGCTTTTCTTTGGTCTTCGCTGAGTTCGCCTCGAGTCTCAGCGCTATTCGTTTCTCGAGTTCCTTCAGGCACTCCTCGTCCGACATTACCAGGTATTCCGGTTTCAGTTTCCCTGCTGATTTCGCTGTCAGAACGAAGTTCACTGTTCTCTCTGCTAACGGCATTTTCTACCGCCTCCGTCTGGTTAGACATCCTCGACACAGCAGCTCTCTCGCCGGACCTCACCATTGATACTCGGTGGTTGTACCTACGTTCACCCATAGGTTCCGCGAAGGTAGCCACCGTTTCAGCTTTGAGGTTCGTGAGGTCCACGTTTGGCTGCTCGAGGTACTGTCCATTATTACCATACATCCGGCGATCCGTCAAGGTCTTCCAGAAGAAGGGCTCGATGTTTCCATCCTTGTCGTAGGCCAGGTCGGTAAGTTCGACCTTGTTCCCGTTCTGGTCGTAGCCGGTGACGGGAATGATCTGTCCTTTGGAGATCGTCTTGCCAGAGAAGCGGTGGAGGAAGCCGAGCGCGTCGCAGTAGTCGAGATACCGCTGCGTGTTCACGCTGCTGGTGTCGTAGGTAGATTTGGTATCCCAGAACTCATTCGGGAAGATCTGGTGCTCTACCTTGCCCTTTGCCAGCTGGACACCGTTCCATTTGCCGTCTGCCTGCATAGAGGCGTACAGTTCCTGCAGAACAGCGCGCGCGTTGCTCTGAGACTCAGTAAGACCTTCGGCGTAAGGATCCAGGACATCGCTGTAGTACGTTCCACTCTTTCCAGCCGTCAGGATCCAGAGACGAGTGTCACGGAACTTATGGATATCCTCAATCTCCGGCTCAGTCTTTCCGAAGTAGCTGCGGAGGAGCTCGTCGCTCAGGATCTTATCGCTCTGCGTCTTGGTGTAGTCGGAGCTGCGGATTTTAATCGGGTTACCTTCGGAGTCTTTCTGGTTCTTCAGATCCGGGTCCTGCACCTGGCGGAAGTATTCGATCAGATCAATCTTGCCGCCGGAGGCGTGGTACGGAATGATGAAGTCCCGGAACTCTTGCGCCATCAGAGCGCGGATATGCGCGTCGTTTACGCCGATCGTGATCGAGCCGGCATGCTCGAACCGCTTGCGAAGCATGACCATAGTCTTCAGGTCCATACCACCGACGCTCGTATCGACAGGATTGCCGCTTGCGTCAAGGCCACCGCCCTTCGGCATCATGGACATATTCGTGCACATCTTGCAGATGTCGAAGAAAGCCACCGCACCGGGGACCTTCGTGTACACCTGCGCGCCACCCTTCATGGACTGGAGCTCCAGCGCCGCCAGCAGATAGTCGACAGCGTTGTCGAAGCGCGCGTCCGAGGTGGACTGCAGCCGCTGGCCGCCAATGAACAGCTGGTTGAGCTCTTTCTTTCGCGCGGTCTTGAGGTTCTTTCCTCTCGCGCTCGAGTCCGTAATGCGTCCACGCTCCGTCTGGTACGGATTGTTCAGCGCACCGGCAGCTTTCGCTTTGATGCTCTTGGTGGTGTTGGCCGTGACCAGCATTCCCTCGCCGAGGATCGCCTCAGCGTAAGGCGTGATCGCTTTGCCATAACCGGCGCCCTGCGTGGTACGGAAAGCCCACGCTTCCTTATAGTCTCTCGCGAAGGTCTCGCCTTCGTTGAGATCGTAGAGGACGTTGATCGGTACCGAGAAGTTCGGATTGACGTTCCCGGCCTTGTGCTCCTTGCCGGCAAAATACACCTCGTCAATCCAGGTGAGCGACCGGATAGTAGACATACGAGCAGCGAGCTTATCTCGGATCTCATAGTCCTTATTCGGAACCGCTTCTCCCTGGTTCTCGCGTTTCTGGATGTCCTCTTCCAGGGATTTGTACTGCTTGTCGAGGAGGCTGGCGAGGGAGCCTTTCGCTCTGCCCTTAGACAGACCGTTCTCCTTGGCAAAGGCAAGCACTTCCTTGTTCGCCTCGTTGTAGGCGGCGATGACCTCGTCGACAGACATCTTACCAAAGCGTTCCTGATAGGAGCGGATGTTGTCGAGAAGACCGCCGATACCCACCCAGCGGGAGAACACGTAGCACTCGGGGCACGGGACCGGGTTGCCGTCGTTGAAGACGTCGTTATACGCCTGGCGGATTTCCGACTCAGTGAGGGATCTGCCTCTTGCAACCATCTGGGCGCTCATCTCATTAATGATCGCCTGTGTCTTCGTGCAGATAGAGGGGAAGTCATAGGTCGTGCCGTACTGCGCGTCACTGTTTGCTTTCAGCGCCGTGAAGATCGTGGACCCCATGAACTGCATGGCCTGGTAGAAGTCATGCGTCTGGTCTGTGATGCTGGCAATGGAAGCAAACAGGTTGTACTGCTGCTCTGCCTGGTCGGCAGTGATGTCACCCTTATCCACCGAGTACCGGATCAGATCCCCGATCGGTGACTGTTTGATCATGTCGACCGTGACCTGGGTGAAACCGTTCTGACCGAGGCGAGCGTCTTCGTCATTCAAATAGTAGACTTTGTTCTTTGACCCAGTCTGGTCTACCTTGAAACCGAGAGCTTCTGCAAGACCAAAGAACGCAAACTTCGATACTGACGAGGCGTCTGCCGGCTGCGTACTCGGGTTGTCCACATTCTGCGAATCAAGAAGTGTGTCAGCCGGGATACCGTAAGGCAGCGCGTTTTTGTCAATCTCGTCCATCTCGATCTGGCCGGGATCCTCGCTGGGGTTGTCCACGAGGTTCTGCATAGATACGTTGAAGCCGGACGCCTCAAGGATACTCTCTGCGTCTTCCAGGTAATCACCGAGACTTTGCTCGAAGTTATTGACGCCACCGATCATATCGCACAGCATCTCTTCGCAGATCATATGAGCGATAGTATCAACGGAGCCAACACCACGGTAGGCGGGGCCGTATACTTCCGCGTAGGCATCGAACGCCTTTACGAAAGCCTCCTCGCCGAGAAGGTTCTGGAGAGTGGAAGCGACGAAAGCTCTCGCCTGGTCCTCGCCAAACTTGGCCCGCATAAGATCCAGCCGCAGGTGCAGCTTCTCGTGCTCGGCTGTGCCGACGTAGTCAGCGCCCGGAGCTACCTTCAGGAAGAGCTCGCCGTCACGGTAGACTGCCTCTACGCTCTGGCCGATAGCGTTCACAAGATCGCCGTCTGCGATGTACGTGATCTTACTAAAGCCGGCGCGCTTCAGGTTAGCGTTCAATTCCGGAAGGTCCTTGAACTCGTCGGCAAGAACGTCGACGTGGTCGTCCGTTACCTTGGACGCGTCTTTAGTTACTCGGACTGCTGGCTCGGCGTCATCTTTGCCGCGTTCAGTGCGGAGGTCCTCAAGCTCGTCAGCTCTGTATTGTCCAGAGGTTTGTTCTCCCCGGAGGCTATTTTGCGAGCCATCTCTGCGCTCAGCCACAGCGTTCCGTTCTTGGTTTTCACTTGCTGTCTGTCCATTCTGAACATTTCCTTTCTTAATAGCGCCGGTCTGCTCGGCGAACTGGTTGAACCGGGCGTTAGCCTGTGCTTCAGTCGCTCCCGGGTTATTGGTCATGAAGTCCTTAACGAACTGCGCCCTGGACGTTTCTCCACGTCCTGGGATTGTAATGATGTCCGGGACCGAATCGGAACTATTTTGCGCTGGTGCAGCCTGCGCCTGTGCGGTAGCTGCTTTTGCGGTAGGAGCCTGCGCCTTGATCTGCTCAGCCTCATACCGAGCCACGTTGGTCATCTGCGCCTTTACTGCTGCCTGCTGTTCGCGGATAGTCGCCAGCTGGGATCTCTCTTCTTTGGTCGGGAAGCGTTTCGACTCCAGTGGTTCCGCTCGTTTGTTCAGCTCCTGCATCTGCTTCTGCAGTTCGGAGAGAGAACCTTCAGCGATACGGCTCTCCGTCAGGCCAACTTTCGTTTGGTCTGCGTTCTCGATCAACCTGGAAGTGCCGAGCTCTTTGAACGACATCCGTTGGATCTGGTCGAGTCTCGCCTGCGCAGCTTCTACGTTAGCGTCTGCTTTCTGCACTGCCTTTACCGTCGAAGCCTTGACTGCTTTCTGCTGTGCCTCACGGTATCCAGGTTTCCATCCATTGTAGGACTGACCCTTATCTGTGGCTTTGTCGATCACGGAGCCGGTTCCCCAGGCGGGGGACTCGCTCGCCCATTTTGCTGAGCCGATATCTGCGTTCGCTGCAGCTCTGTTGACAGCGATCTTATCGACTGCCTCCATTGCTGCTTGAAGAACAGACATTTTCTGCTCGTTCTTCTGGCGCTGCTTCTCGACCTTCATCTCCTGAGCCATCGCGTGGACGATAGCTTTTGTCTCTTCAGGAGTTGTGTTAGCAGACAGCTCTCCGAGCTGGCTTCCGAGGTAAGACCTTGTGGCTTTCGCTGCCAAGCTGTTACCACCGAGCTTCTCGGCTTCCGAATCAGAGAGCTCAGTTCCACTCAGAACCTTATTAGTAATCGCGCTGTACTCATTCAGAGAGGATAGAGGAACGCCGGCATTCCTCAGAGCGGAGGCATTTGCATCCAGGACCTCAGCGCCAGGATTGTTTTTACGAGTTTCCTCAGCGACTTGCTTCGCCTGGTTGACTGCGTCATTCGCGCTGTTGAGCGCATGATACTTAACTGCGCCGCCAATGACTGCGGTCATGGCGTCTTCGTAGCCATTTTTACCATTTCGGCTTACGTACTCATTGACAATTTCCCGGTAGAGATTGCCGAGGTTCATGGCGTTCTTTGGTGCTTTGCCGGACTCCATGCGTTCGGCAAGTTCGTAGGCCGCCGTGCCCTCCTCCATCATGTTCGTGCCGATAATCGTCAGCGTATCCGCCAGAGCTTTGTCGCTCTGCATGGCCTTGCCGATTTCAGAGATGACTGCTTTGTTGCCCTTCTCCTGTTTAGCCGGGATAGCTCTCTGTCCACTCAGTTGCTCGCCGAGCCGCTGCGCGCCGAAGGTAGACTTCGCTACGCCGGGGGCTTCCATAGCACCTGTGGACAATGCGGTCACGACTACCGTATACCAGTCGTCATCCGTCCAGGAGTACCAGTCGGAGTCCTCATCGTTGAACTGCCAGCGGAGATAACGCTCCAGTCTGTTCTGGGCAAGTTCTTCTGTGGTCTCAGAGAGGATGTGGACGCCAGTCTCTGTAGCAAATCGAAGGGCAGCGTTGTTGATGCCGGTAGCATACTTGAGCAGTTGCTCCTCACCTACGCCGCCGAGTCCGCTAATACCACCAATGAGGTACTGCATAGCGCCTTCAGCCGCGCCTGTGATGCAGGCAAATGTCTTGGCGTCAGTCTTGTCCCAGCCCTCTGCGATAGCCTGCTGGTAAGTGTTGCCTGCAGAGGACATGCCCATTGCGGTAGCACCAGCGACCTGGCCAATGGTACCGGCGAGAGCCGTACTTGCTCCAGCAGCGCCGGCGACGCCACTCGTCAGATAGCTGAGCGCGATCATCGGCAGCATGTTGGCTGTGGTCTGTGTGGTATCGAAGAGGAGCTGGCTTACGTTCGAGCCACCCTGAGCGCTGTCACCAAAGATACGTTCGTCACCGTAGCGTTCGAGGTCTTTCCTCGTGTACTGACCGAGATAGGACGTAGCGTTCGGCGCGATATAGTCATCCGTGAAGAACTGCTTCGTGCCAGTCCAGAACTGGTTCAGACCGGACAGAGTACCAACGCCGAGCACCTGCGTGTTCCACCTGGCGAAGTCGCTGTCCATATCGGAGATCTTCTGCGCTCTCTTCATACCGGCTATCTGCGCGAGGTCCTCCTCGTACAGGCCGAGAGCTTCGTCGATCGTAAAGCCAATGTCTTCACCAAGAGCTTCCGCACCGATAGCGGCAAGCATCAGGTCCCGGATATCTCCGCCTACCTCGTCGTCGAGGTACTCGAAGTTCTTCAGTCGAGTGGAGGTGCCATTCGGATTCGCCGCGTCATAATCATTATGATAATATACCTGGGCGTCCTCACCGATGTGCTTCTTGCCTTCCTCGATCAGCTTGGCCTTCTCCTCGTCGGAGAGTGAAGCGAACTTAGACTCCGCGTCGTATCTCCCCTGGAAGTTTTCTGCTGTGTTCAGCTTACGAGTAAGGTCGAGCTTCTCGCGGCGGAGCTCCATGACGCGCGGGTCTTCCTCTTTGGTCGGCTCACCCTGACTCATGGAGAATTGACCGGTGACGCCGGTATTAGCGAACTGTGCTCCCGCTCTGGATAAAGGAACACCGAGCTCTGTCAGTTCCGCATCGATCTCTTCCAGTCTCTTCTGCGCGGCTTCCGTATCAAAATTGCGCATGACAGACCTGCCGTACAGAGTGGACGTGTCATATAGCCCGTTGGCGTCTCTGCCGTCCTCGTTCTCTCCGGCGAGGGCGCGAATCTGAAGATCAATCTTCGCCCAGTCTTCGGAGCCTTCTTCGGCCTTGTCTCTTGCCTGAATGAGATCGTTGAGGATAGTCTCGTAGTCTGCGTCAAGTCCATACTCCTGGTAGTAGTTAGAGATAGCCGCGTCTTTCTGCCACTTCTCAAGACCTGCTACTTCAGAGGTAGCGGCCAGTACGTTCTTCTGCGTCTGGGCGCGTTCCTGCTGGAGCTGGAGCAGTTCGTTGTACGCAGCCAAATCCTCATCTCCGAGAGCGGACATGTCCGAGTACCCGGCGAAGCGCATCTCAAGCGGCTTGATCTGAGCGTCGAGATCCTCCAGCTTGGCCTGCTCGTTCTTCAGCGTTTGCTTGGCCTGCATGCTGTTCTTGTAGTCGGAAGAACGCTCGTAAGCCGTGTAGTCGTTGATATCCTCGAACTGGCGGTCATACTTGTTGCGTTCTTCCAACGCTTCGGACAGCATATCGTACTGTTCCTGCCATGCCTTGAGAACCTTGTAGTCATCCGACTCGGTCTCACCGAGCGCGTCCATCTCGGCTTGAAGAGCGTTCCTCTTCTCATCAAGATAGGCGCGCTGGTTAGCGTAGTCTTCTTCCGAATGCCAGTTGTTGAACTTATTGTTCTCCGTATCGTAGGACAGATAATCACGGGCATTCGCCGTCACGTCCATCCTGTCGAAGTTCGGCACCTGGTTCTCGTAATAAGACAGATAGTCCCCAATCGTGTTGTACTGGTCGGAGTTCTTCTTGTATTTCTTCTGCTCTTCCGTGAGATCGTTGATGGCCTGGTTGGCCATGTCGCGGTACTTGGCATTGTTCTCGGAAGAGTAGTTGCCGGAAGATATATAGTTACTGAAGTCCTGCTGGCTCTGCTTAAGTTCGTACTTGCGGTTAGTCCATGCATCAAGACCCGAATCCGTCAGCAGCTGTGCCGCCGAGTTCTGCTGGTCTTCAAGCAGGCTTCTCGCAGTAATGTTCTTTTGTCTTGCCATACTTATCTCCCTCTATGCGGACGCTCAAGTTCCGCTGTAGTCTGCCTTGCCGTTATAACCGCCGGACTGAGCATCCGACCACAGCTTGTTCGCAGCGTCCACATCAGACTGCGTATAAGACTGGGACAGTGCATGCTGATTGATGTAGCTGCTGATGATATCGTTCTGAACGCCGCCCTTGATAAGAGTCTGCACCTGCGAGTACAGCTGATTGGCTTTGGATACCGAACCACCGCGCCGTGCAGCCGCCGCGGCTGCCGCAGCAGCGTCCACAGCAGACTTGTAGGCATTGTACTGGTCACGGCTCCAGCCGAGTCCTTTAAGCTGCGCGTCGGTCGGGGTAATGCCGGACGCGATCATCTGTTGCGCCGCAGAAGCAAGACGGTCCGCCTGCGCTTCTCTGTTTGCCATCGTGAGCGTGTTGTCTCCAAACGCGCCGGTGACGTTTGCCGCCGCAAGCTCCGTAGAAGCCATGTTCTGAGCGTTGTTCATGTAAGCGTTCAGCGTGTTCGCAATACGGCTGATGTCCGCGTTGCTCATGTACTGAGCGTTGCTCAGACCATAAGAAGCAAGCGCGTCGTTGAGATTCTGTCTCTGCTTGTTGATATCTGACTCCAGGCCAAGCTGCTGAGATGCCTGCGTGTTCGCCTGGTTCAGCCCCTGATTCGTCAGGTACTCCTGCTGGTTGAGTCTCTGCCCCGCTTCGTACTGCGCGGCGTTAATGCCGAGTTCGCCAAGAGCCTGCTGGAGCTTGGCGTTATACTCCTGCTCCCACTGCTCGACGCCGAGGTTGAACTCGTCGATACCGATGTTCGCTTCGTCCGCCCACTGCTTCAGCTGCATGAGCTTGCTGAGGTACTCCTGCGAGATCTCCAGCATCTTGTCCGCCTTATCGAACTCGCCCTTTGCACGGAGGTCTGCAATCTGGCGCGCTGTATCCGTGGACAGCTTGGTCTGTTCCTTATTAACAGTAAGCTGGTTCGTTGCCGCCGTGTTGGCAATGGCGTCGTACTGAGCCTTGCCGATACCGCCGCGGTCGCCGCGCATTTCCGAGTAAAGCGCGCTGTTATCCCGGGCGGTCTTCTCCGCCGCGGCGATCTGGTTGCGCTGTGTCTGGAACTGCGGAGCGGCATCTTCCAATGCCCGCTGAAGTTCCGTGACTCCCTGGTTGACAGCGTAGTCGATCTGATTGTTCGCCTGCTCGCGCTGGTTGTTCGTCATCTCCTGCAGGATGTTCTGCTGTTCGGTGATGTCGACGTTGCCGACTCTGCCAGCTTCCACAGGCTGCATGTTCTGCTGCATCTGCGCGAGGATGTTGTTTATCTGGGTCATGGCTTGGTCGATTGTCTGGCCGGTATTGGCCGCGTAATCAGCGAGCTGCTGACCCGTGATGTTGCTCAGCTGGTTGATGATCTCCTGCGCGTTGCCCTGATAGGTGTTGATGTTCTCGTTGGTCGTATTCTGCAACTGATTGAGAATATCGTTCGCGCTTGTGCCGAAGTTGTTGATCGTTCCCTGTGTCTCGGTGTCTGCCGCCGCGATCTTGTCGGACATGTCCACGCCCTGCGTGATACGCTGGGTGGTAGCCGCAGCCGCCGCGTTCTCTGCCGCATAGGGATCGGCTGAAGTGTTCACGCTCGGAGCGGAAGAGGTCGTAGCTGCAGGGGTGGAAGACGTGTACGTTGGCGTGTAGTCATCGACAGGCGGGTCAGGATTCTTCGGATTGTTATCCGCCGCGCCGCCGGTTATTTGGTTCACGTTTCTATTACCGCCTGCGGTAGTCGTATTGCGAGCGGGGATGTAGCCCTCACTGGATGCTCCGCTATAAGTCGACGTAGTACCCGTCTTCGCAGTTGTAGTATTAGTTGTCGGCTTAGCGGAGGCACCAACGCCCATCGAATTACCAGGGGATCTGCTCTGGTCAACGGTAACGGCATTAGTAGTCTTTACAGTCGGCAGAACGCTTGATGCTATTGCCATCTATGCTTCACTTCCTTCATAAAAAGAAAAGGGCCTCCTTAATGGAGACCCTTGTTGTACTCGGCGGTCGAGATACACAGGATCGCGCCGAGGAAGGTGCAGATGACCGTGATCGTTGCCGGGACCTCCGCCGCGTAGGGGAGAGACCAAATCTGACTCAGCCCCGCGTACAACGCGCCGAGGGCGGGCAGGACGATGATCGTCAAATATTTGAGTACATCATAGGTGGAATTCTTGAGAGTCATGATACTACCTCCATGTCGAATACTTCTGATTTAAGTTTGTCTACGAATGAGTTGCCTTTCTCTGCTTTGTAAGCTGCGTATAACAGCGCAAAGTTCTCAAATTCATACTGGCGAATGACGCCCTTTTCTTTTGCGTGGTAATAAATGGACAGCATGTTGCTTCGCAACAGACACTTGTTGCCCTCCCGGATCTCCCGGATGCCGAATAGCTTCTCGCGTATCGGCTTGATAAGAAGCGCGCCTACCGCCGCAAGATTGAGAATCAACGAGCAGTAGGTGATGATTGGGTCAATCATAATAACCACCTCGGTATATATTAAAATGTGCCTTTAACGTAATTGATCTGCGGGTCGAACACGGTCGTCAGATCCGACTGCTGGACCCACGAGCCATTCACCTTTTTGTAAACAGAAGAAGCAGCTGTCCAAGAACCATTGTCCTTAAAATAAATCGTTGCAGTTCCAGGCGAAGGGCTTTCAATTACAACTGCGATTGTAGCGTCAGATGTAACAGTATACTTGTAGGTGTAATAATCAACTGTGGCAGTATAAGTTACAAATACTGTAGCTCCGTTTATTGCCCCGCCGTAGTAACCAAGCCTGCATTGTAGTTTCAAATTAGCACATTGTTCGGCGGTTGGCATAGTGGTTGCTTGTATCGTCTGCGTTGAATTGCTTGTTCCAACACTCTTGAAATTCAATTCATTTGACAACGCCGTTGAACCTGCATATAACTGAGCGCACATATACTCGCTTGAACTTGAAGTTGATTCAGCGTGTCCATTAACCTTGACATAGCAATCAGTTATTGTCGCTCCACTCGGTAAGGAAACAGGCATTTCATATGTAAACACAACGATTGTGCCACTGCCGCTTGAGTAATAGTTCGATGAAGTTGTATCCGCAGTATCGTATCCATGACCAGTTCTTCCGCTAAACCAATCAGAGCCAGAATTAAACGTCCCACTTACAAGCGTGTATGCACCAAGTACTTTCTCATCCGTACCAGATATAGTGCCAGGCGGTACAAGTTCAGAAGTTACATCTACTCCATTATTCGTTGCGGTTACAGTATCAGACGCGTTTGCGGGTGTTATATGAAGCTCATATTCTTCTCCAGAACGTACAGAAGTAGCTCCACTTGGTACAATCGTTCCATTGCCAGTTAAAGTCGATGTAACAGTAGCTGGGAGAGAATACTCTACCTCTATCTCTGCGCCATAGACATCAACATATCCTTGCGTATTGCTGGATGCCCTACGGACGTTGATACGGATACCGAAGTCGCTTCCATATCCATTAATCGTACTCCACGCTGCCGTTACACCAGTAAACGTAATGACGCTGGCACTTGTTCCGATAGTACTGGACGAACCAGTCAGCGTAGTTGTTCCGTTGCAAATTCTTGGACGATAATTGCTAGATGTAGATATGCCGCTTTCGCTCGCCTTCAATTTGACGGTAAACGATTCAACAGTAGCATCATTTGGTATACTTCCAAAATTAAATCCACGCAAATATACATATCTGCTGCTGGTCGATGAATAGATGTTCGTAACAACGCCATAAGTAGTGCTATCAGTATTTGTCATCATCTTATCTTGGTCAGTAATTGTAAGATAAGATGAGCCAGCAGCATCATACAGCGTTGACGGAACGAGTCTTATAGTAGGCATAATTCACCTCAACTTGTCTTGAGATAAATGTCGCCATTTTCTCCCAAAGAAGACGATGGAGTCGAACTACCAGTATAGTATGTGATGATTTCTTCCTCATCTACAAATGTAGCAGTTCCTCCGCCAGTTTTTGGCACTTCGAGAGCGGGAACATCACTATATGAAGCCCCCCATAAGGTAACATCCGCCACATGACCACCTCCATCAAGAGATGCTCAATACGTGGGTTACCGAGTCCTGGGAAATTATGGGAATTTTCGCGCTACCCGCCACATTGAAGATTGTCTTGCCTTCCACGATGTTCGCCGCCACGAGATCCGCATCCCCGGCTATGGTCTGCGCTCCCGTCAGGTAAGTGCCGGACGCGATCGTCTGGTCGCTCGTACCAGGAGTGATCGTAGCGGCGGCCTTCGTCGTTACGCTCGCCGTAAGGGAGACGCTGGCGTTGCCAGCCGTGCCGGAGGATACGTAGCCTGCGGAGACCGTAGGCGTAACCGAGATCGTCTTCGAGAGGGTCAGCGTGTTCGTTCCCGTCGAGACGGAAGCGGAAGATCCGCTGATCGTAGCGGGAGCAGTTGCGCTGCCGCTCGCCACCGTCTTCGACGCGGATGCCGCATAGAAACCAGCGGGGGCAGTCACGGTAGCACCGCTCGCGGAAAGATCGTCAGAATCGTTCTGGGCGGCTGTGCCGGAATATTTTGTTCCGTTCGAGTAAGCTGTGACTCCGCTCGGGAGATGACCGGCGCTTGCCAGAGTTGCGTCCGAGGTGTCTACGAATACGGCGTCACCAGTCGTACCCGACAGGGGAATGGTGACCGACGGGACCGAGGAGTACACCACGTCGCGAATAACTACATTCTTTGCCATGTTTCTTTCTCCTTAATAAACAGATAAGGTAGTTCCGTTCCACGAGATCCGTCCGTAGTTGGAGGGGATCGCATGGATGACGACGTCACTGGCCATTCGATTGTTGGTCGTGCTGATCGTCTGCTCCGTTTCTCCCGGAGTGAACTCGTAGGACCCCTCGTACCAGGGGTAGTTGTCTGTATCGCGCACGATAGGTACGCCCGTTGAGATTGTCAGCGTCGGCACCTTAGTCGTGACGATCAGGCGGGGCGGGGAATAGCTGACCGAAAGTCTGTCCGTCATGCCTTGTCCACCACCCTGAATACGGCGGAGGAAATCAGATTGCAGAGAAACTCGCCGGACTTGTACCAGTCCAGACTATACACGTAAGACCCGACTGCGAAGACCGCTGTGTCCGTATCGTCGAATTCCAGATCCACCGTGTTGCTGTCTGTGATCGTGTAGGTCTTCGTCAGCTTCGTCGTGCCGTTCTTCGCCGTCTTGAACGTGAAGACCAGCGTGTCATTCTCCTGCAACTCCGCGCCGTTAACCGTGACCGGGAGCTTGATTCCGTAATCTCCCTCGGTCATTTCAATGTCGTTCTTGGATACTTTCCACATGAGCGTTACCTCATTTCTTCAGGAGTGCCTGCCACGTCAGACGGCTGCATACGCCGTCCTGGGATAGGGATTGAGTCTGCTGGAAGGAAAGGAGCGCCTTGTGTGTAGCGTTCCCAAAGTCACCGTCCGCGCCCATCCATCCGCAGCTGAATCCCTTTCCGATCAGAAGAGTCTGCATGACCTTGACGTGCAGGTTGCGGTCACCCTTCTTGAGGATGGGCAGCGTAGCCGTCACGATGCATTTGTCTTCTTCCGGCTCGGGTTCCGGGGTAGGTTCGGGAGCCGGGGTCGGTGTCGAGTTGAGCAGCGCGAGGAAGCGGGCGGACATTGCCTGATCTCCGTCCAGGTTCCCGTCATAGCCGGAAAGATGCTCGGACGAAGAGTACTGCCAGATGTCATGCGTGTGCTTCGGCTGAAGACCCCAGGATGCCGACCATACGATCACGTCGTTGCCGAGATATGAGGGGCCGACCTTTGCCCAGAGATTACCGGCGGAGCCATAAGCGCCAGGGATGTAACCGCCTGCGCGGATCTCGTCGCAGAACGCCTTAACCACAGCGGTCAGGCCGGAGTCGGACAGTCGAAGCTGCGACGGGTCTTCCACGTCCATGTAGATGCCAAGGGGGAGCGGTCTGCCTTTGATAAGGGAGAGCGCGAACCTGGCTTCCTGCCGTGCCACGTCTTCCGTCGTGGCGTATGAGTATACGTAAGCTCCGATGGGGACTTTGGCGTCCGAGTAGAACTTCTCGAACTTCGGGTCCACCCAGGTCCTTCCCTCGGAGATCTTCGCTATAATGAAGTCCGTCTTGATCTTGGACAGGTCAAGTGTGGACTGCCATGAGGAGATGTCTATTCCTTTTGTCATGATCAAGCCGTCCTTTGCCACATGTATACAACGAGGTATGGAGGCATGTTGCTTACCGTCTGTGTGTTGCCGTGGTTGTGCGCCTTGCCGCCACCTGTGTAGGCGGATGCGCCGTTCGTAGTGGAACTGCTTACATAATGAAATGCAACATAACCACCGGACACAGACGTGTTCGCGTTGCCTGCGATAAGATGTCGGTGCGACGGAATCTGCTGTTCTGTCAGCGTACAGTCGCCAGTCGTGTGGTAGTGCGTTGCCGCACCACCAGTATTGCCAGCCGTGTATGTTGAGCCAGCAGACAATAGAAATGTGTCCTGAATCTGCGTCCAAGTTCCACCGAACAGAGTACCGGGGTCTGTATTGTTCACAGACATGTAGATCGAGCCGACCGGGTAGACCTGGTCGAGAGAGATACCGCCGGATGGTAGTGTTCCGCTTGCCATATGCTTTCTCCTTTACGAGAGTGTTCCAAAACAAGTTCCGACAAGCCGTTCGCCGGACCCAATAACAGATGCTGCCCAGCCCCCGATAGCACCAGCCTGCGTATAAATTCGCGCCGGACGCCAGTAGTTGTTTGATACCTCAAACGTGCCTCCGTAGCCTTGCCTGTCAGCGTCAAGCGTTCCGTTCGGCTTGAAGTAAGATAAGGTTCCCCCAACTATTGGTGTAATGTCTGGGTCGAGAAGGTTGGCATCAATTCCATACGTGTCTCCTGTGTAAGTGGCCGTTTCCATCATGACAGAAAAATCAATGCGGACAAGGTTGCCAAAGTAAGTAAGCTCGGCAACGCCATATCCATATATATAGTCTCCAGCCCCTGACATAATCTGCCCGCAGACAAGCTCCTTATGAAATCCGAAGTTTGTCAAAATTCCTGCAACAGAATTCGCACCTGTACCGCCGTTCGGTATGGCAAGAGGAACATGGGGAGTCGGAGTGGATACGTTGCCCAGAGTGACATCCGCAGTCGTTGCGGCTGCGCACGTTCCCGTGAACGCAATGTATCCGTCATAACTTGTCCAAGTAACATTAGTGACAGTTCCTGCAAAGGTACACTCCAATACAACTGTCTGCGTAGTGATTCCCGCATCCGTGATCCGGAATATTTCTGCGCTGGATGCTACGTTGACGGTTTGGTTGGGGAAGTACATCGTACTGCCCCCGGCATTTATAAGAAGACTTTTCCACGGATCAGAAGTAGACTCGCGATACTTCAGATTATCGTTTGTTACTGTAATAGCCATAATCAAGCCGTCCTTTTCCAAACATAGACCACCAAATATGGAGGCATATTATTATGCGCTTGGCCGCCACCCGTGCTGCCGGAATTATTATTCGCATACACTTGGTTAAGCCTTACGCCGCCGTAAATCGCAGTACCAGTACCAGCCGCGCCAACATCATGTATAGAATGAATGTGGCTTGGCATTTCATCCGTTGTCAGCGTATGCGTAGCCTCGCCGCCTGTGGCTCCAGCCGTGTATGTATCACCAGCGGACAGAAGGAAGGTGTCTTTAATCTGCTCCCATGTGCCGCCAAAAATAGTGGCGGGGCTTGTGTTGTTCACGCTCATATAGATCGAGCCGACAGGGTAGATGAAGTCTCGTATTTTTTGGCTTGACCAAGTATCAACGGCGCTAACAGAGGAATCGTCAATCTCCGGCAGACTAGTTGTAGTCCCCGGTTCGTCCGTATCTACCCACACCAATTCCCCACCAGTCGGGGTCGTGTCCTGCACGGCTATCGTAGGAACAGTAACCGCGCCTGTGCTTCCGTTAACGGAAGTTACTGGATAAGGCGGCGGGTTAGTAGAGGAATACTGCTGGACATTGTCAACGTTCCCAAGACCGACATCTGACTTTGAGTAAGTCGGCTTATTGTGTATGTGGTCTGCTCTGCTGTAGTCCGTTGAAGAACCAGCCCCCGCCGTGCCAAGATCCTGCGGAGTCGCATCTGATGGAGACGGAGTCGGCGGAGGATTACTGGGACTGTACGCCGCCGACGCGATATCATACACGGACTTGACAGCCTGGGAAGTAGCAGCCAATGACTGGGATGTACTCATGTAGCTGTTGCTCAGCTTCGTTACGCCGTAGTAAGAAGTGGAAGCTGTGCCGCCTTCGACCACGATGAAGTCCGTGCCGTCGTAGACAACCGTGATACACTCACCATCTCGCCAAAGAGCGGTAGTGATGTTGCCGGTTCCACTCCTGTCCTTAATGCGCTTCTTCGTGCATCCGTCAATGGACAGATACGGCTCCGTCTGGTTGTTGTAGTAAGTGAAACGAATGACCGCCATGTTGCCTTCGGCAAGAACGAAGTCGCCTGTAACTGTTGTAGCTACCTTGTCCGCCGTTCCTGTTGCCGTGGTACAGGTGCCGTACCAGGTGTTTACTACACCCGAGCCACCGCCTCCTGCACCCCACTCGACATCGTAGTCATCGTTGGATGCTTTCTTCAGAACCTGGTCGGTCGTGCCTCCGGGCGGGATACTCTTGATAAGAGCCAAGGCGCTCTGGATACTTTCGATCAGTTCCCTCGCCTTGCCGTCCTTGAAGAACATGGTCATGCCATTCTTCAGGGTCATGAAGGCGGCTTCAAAAGTATTGTTCGCCACGAAACCGCCTCCTTAATGGGCAACCCAGTTCGAGCCATCGCCGATCTGCGCCTGATAGCGTCTCCAGTTCGTACTATCTCCGATGTAGGCGAGGTACGGGCGGTTGTTAATGTACACGAAGCCGGAGGCCGAAGCGGTCACAATAACCACCGTATCTCCGACCACGGTGTAAGAATCACCGCTATCGAAATCTGCGCCGTTGATCGTGTGAGCATCGACCTGGTAACCCAGACCGAAAGAGTAGGAGATGAGCAATACATCTCCGTAATACAGAGTAGCGTTGTCAAAGATCTGGTCCGTAGGAGCGCCGCCGATAGGCGAACTCATGCGGTTGACCGAAGCGACAACGCCGCTGTT